AGGAAGGAAGACATGCTGGCGATGGGCATCAGCTCTCCGGACATCATCGACGCGATGTCCTTCGCCTTCCTCGAAGACGCGCACTACATCGAAATGAGCGCCGATGCGAGCAGCCTTGGCATGGCCCGCCGTCAGCAGGCCGTGTCAGCCCTCGCCGACCTGCTGGCGGATGATCTAGTCGATGCGGACACAGGCCAAATCTTGGAAGTTTGATCCAAAGAAAACAGCATAAAAAGACATTCAAGCATTGAAAACATCAGTTGAACCACGCACAATCGCATCAACAAATCAGAAATCAGGGTTTGTCGATTGGGCCGCAGGCACGGCCCGTGTGATTGCAGCGGGCAACCGCTGGTGAGGCGTGCGCGTGCCGGCGCAGCCTGAGGTACATACGTGAAACTCCCCCAGATCCAGATCCCCCAGCCCGCTGACGCGGACGACATCAGCGTGTTCGCCGCGGAGTGCGGTGGCTACTACGACAGTGCCGCCGATGGCTTGGCATCGAACTTCGGCGCGCTGCCGGATGACGACTCCACGCCAGGCGCTGGAGTGCTTGTCCGTTCCGTCAGCCGGCTGGTTTCCCGCATCGCCCGCGCGATGCCTTGGGCCGCTGCGCAGCGCCGCGCGACCCTGTCGGCCCGCTTCGCTGGGGTGATCGCCATCGACCGAGGTGACCATCTGTGAGCGAGGTGGATGAGAAGCAGCGCGGCACGCCGTTGGTGCCCGCAGAGATGGGCGATGCTGAGCTGGCCCGGCTGGGCTGGAGGCTCCCGAACTCGATCAAGCGGCACAAGACTGCTGCGGCAGGTGGCAGCACCGATGCTGCGCGCAAGTTGTCGGCGACGACGCACCTGTTCGCCATGGTCCGCGCCGAAATGGACAAGCGACAGGGCGTCTCGGGGACGATCACGGTGATCGACCAGCGGAGCGTCACTCAGTCAATCACACCGTTCGAAGCATTCGCATCGGTGGCCCGGTCGGTCCTGCCGTGCGAGCTTTACGGGCGAATCGCCCGCGAAGCGAACACGCTGCTCGGTGATGAGGCAACGCCAGAGGAATGCAGCGCACTTCTCCGCGTTCGCGCTCGCACGGGCGAATAAAGTACGCAAAACGAAATTCAAGAACTGAAAACCACATGATGCTGAACACCCTGACCCCCGTTGCCACGCCTGCACCGGCCGCACGCCGGATCAAGATCGAAGTGCCACGCATGCTCATCGGCGCGAAGCTGGAGCAGATCCTCGCCATCGGCTTCAACGTCGTTCCGAATGTTCGCGGGGTGGTCGATGAGGCGAACTATTGCGTCTGCGAACTGCCAGACGGCTGGTCTGTGCGCAATGGTCCGTCGCACTCGCACACCACGATCGTGCTGGACCAGCATGGCCGCCAGCGGGCAACCATGTACTCGAAGATGGACTACGGGAACCGGTGCCGTGATCGGCGCTGGATGGAGCTTTGCCGCCGGTTTGCGATCGACGTGTCGGCCTACGGCGGATCGCCGAACAAGCGCGCTGTCGTCATCCGCGACGCTGAAAAGTTGCTGCACGAGGTCGGCAAGTACCGGACGGACCGCAACGATCTTGACGTGAAGTGCCGGCTGGAACTGCTGGCCCGCGAGTGGCTGGCCGATCGATACCCACAGCACACAGAGCCGATGGCGCACTGGCTGGATGCGCCGATGCCTGAGCCGCTGCAAGGTGCTGCGGCCCATGCGGCAGCTTGAACTTCGCAGCATGGCCCGTGTGCGCAGGCTCGCCAGCACCTACCGCGCCGACACGGTGGCGCTGGCATCTCGCCGCGCACTGATGTCGCTGGCGCGTGCATCGTGGTGCCAGGAGGGATTGGCTGATGGCCATGCCGGCAATGACGTGTCCCTGGCACTCGTCCACCAGGTCGGCGTCTTCATGATGGCCCTGAATGGCCTTGAGTCCGAGGATGAACGGCTGATGGAGGCGACAGTGGACGCCATTGCGGCACTGACGGCGATGGCGAAGGCCGGAAATGGCTGGTGCAAAGCACTCGCACACGATGCGATGGACCTGATGTGCCTTGCCCCAGAGGTCTACGCGCTGTCCGGGCGAGAGCAAGTCGGCACATCCCTCATCTACATCCGCAACCGCGCCCGGCAACTCAGTGCCGAGGCCAAACACACCCAGGAGGCGCCGTGGCGTCCGTCAACAAAGTCATCATCGTCGGCCGGCTCGGCGCGGACCCGACCATGCGCTACACCCCGAGCGGGTCAGCGGTCTGCAGCCTGCGCATCGCCACCTCGCGACAGTGGAAGAACAAGGACACAGGCGAGCGGGTAGAAGAAGCCGAGTGGCACTCGGTGGTCATGTACGACCGCATGGCCGAGGTTGCGGGCGAGTACCTGCGCAAGGGCAGCCAGGCGTACATCGAGGGCCGCCTGAAGACCCGCAAGTGGCAGGACAAGGACGGCGCCGACCGGTACACCACGGAGATTGTGGGGGAGAGCCTGCAACTGCTGGGTGGCAAGGACACGCGAGATGGCGGGGAATCCGACCAGATGGCGCGCCATGAGCGACAGCATCGCGCGCCACCTCCCGCCCCTGCGCCAGCGTCGAACCAAGGGCAGGGCCGCAACAGCTACGCCGACGCCAAGAACGGACGGCCTGCCGGCGCAGCACCTGCGCCGCAGGCATCAACCGGGTTCGACGACATGGACAACGACATCCCTTTCTGAGAGTACAAGATGAACACGATCAACACCGCAATCAAGCTGCTGACCGAGCACCACACGAGCCAGACGCAAGAGCACGTCGATGCCAGGAAGGGCCTGCAATCGCTGGCCAATGTCATGGCCCGCGACGACATCCCCGAACACATCGCGGGCCTGTCGGCAGACATGATGCTGATGTGCATGCCGGTCGAGTACCGCCAGCGCCTGACGCTCCAGCACCATGCCTGCGACCAAGCGCAGCGGATCGCCGAACTGGAGGCAGAGCGCGACGATCTGCGCGCACGGCTGGCGGAGATGGAGCAGCAGGAGCCGATCTGCGTGGTTCAGATGACGACAACCGTCGGCCGGCTGCGCTACAACCCGGATGCTGTGCAACTGCCTGAACACGGGATGCCTCTTTACGCCCGCCCCGTCCCCGAGATCCCAGCAGACCCCGGAATGCTCATCGCCGGCATGGGGTCATCGTCTACTCAGTACGTGATGGGGTGGAACGACTGCCGGGCTACGGTGCTGGGTCCGCTCAGGGGCGATGCGGTGGCGATCCCGGACGGGTGGCTGCCAATCGGCGTCACGCCCGCCACCGCGCACGCCGCGCCTGATCCGGTGGCCCTACTCAAGTCGCTCGGCCCGAAACCCTGGCAGACATCACCGGAGGCTCACGCTCAAGCGCGCCTCATCTGTGATTTTTCCGAGGCGTTCGCAGCCGCACCAGAGGCAGCACGATGAGCACGATTGACGAAATCATGGCGTTCGTTTTTATGTCGCAGGTTCACACAGGCAACTTCGTAGACGGCTCAGGCAGCAAGGAAGAAATGGACGCTGCTGATAATCGCGTTCGCAGCCTGATCGCCGCAGCCATCGCCGACGCCAAACGCGAGGGGGCGGAGCAGATGCGGATTGAAGCCGGAATGCTATGCACGGCGCAGGCTGATGAGGCCGATGGTGACATTGCATACCGAGACGCCTGCCACGACTGCGCAAAGTCTGTCCGCGCCCTGCCCCTGCCGACCGGCCCGCGCCAGGCGGTGCGGCTGACGGATGAGCAGATTGATGCCTTGAGGCGGAGAACTGGATACGCAGCCGGGCCTATTAGGTTCCACCGTATTGCCCTCGACGTCAAAACCGCCGTGCTGACGAAGAACGGGCTGGGGGGCAGCAATGGCTGAAGACCTGATGTCGCTGAACGATGCGCTTGGAAAGATGCGCGATTCCGTGCGCGCAGGGGATGGCGCCGAGATGGGACCGACGCTGTTGTCTAGGCTGGTTGCGCACATCGACGCGCAGGCCGCAGAGATAACGCGGATGGATGGAGCTCTGCGCACAGTCGAGCGATGGGCCAACCATCACGCCTGCAAGCCGTCCACCACTCCCGCAGAGGCGCTTGGAGTCATCCAGCACCACCCAGTCATCCGCAAGATCACCGCCGGCTACTCAGATGGCGTGGCGCCTCCGACACGAAACCCCTATGAAGAAATCGAGCGCATGAAAACCGCGCTTGAGTCGATCGCGCGACACATGAGCAGCGAGTGGACGGCAAGGTGCATCGAAAACGTCATGACTGCGCGAAAGGCGCTTGGAGTGAGCGATGACTGAAATCACACAGCAACACCTGGAAGACGCGGCGCTGGCGGCTGGTCTGCGCGTAGCAGCCGGCTACGTGGCTGCGCACGACGATCTGACGGCAATCGCGCTGGGGTCTGGGATGGAGTGGCGCTCGCATCTCGACGGCACGTCGTCCGACGCGGCCCGCGCAGCTCGGGAGGCAATCGTTCTGTGCGCTGCCGAGGTCGGTCGGCGGATGCGGGAGGCAAATCATGGGACTACCTGACCAAGAGCCAACCGCAGCCGATGCACTCGCCTGGCTCGACAGGGATGCGGGCACGCAGGTGTTCCACATCGCAAATTCTTGGTACACACGCACGAGGTGGGGTCAGCCGTACAGCCGGCACGACTCGCTGATGGATGCGATCTGCTTCGCGATGACGAATCACAGGATGCGTGAAGCTGCGGTGACGCGAGGTGGTCGATGACTGAAATCAAACGTCAGCAGGGGTACATCTACCTCGATGGCTTCTTCATCACTGCAGGGGTTGTTCTGCTCGCGCTTGGCGTCGGCATCGGGGCGCTGGCTTATTGGGCTTGGCCGCTGGTCAAGGCATGGATTCATGGGTGGACAGCATGAGCTACGAGGTGAAATTTCTCGCCTGCCTGTGCATCGGATTTCTGCTCGGCCGACTTTTTGGCTCGCGGGTGACAGCATGAGCTGGCCTGAGGCATTAGTTGAGATCGCACGGTCGGCGGCCTGGTGCGGTGCGGTATGGGCATTTGTCTGGTGCGTGACGCGATGAGCAAATACCTGACAAGGCGTGTCGGCCCGTGGGGCCTCACCCCGACCGAGGCCGACACGATCAGGATGCTGGCGTCCGGACTGAGACTGACCGAAATCTCCGCGATCAGATCCCGGTCTACCCGTACCACCGAGTCGCACGGCACCAAAGCCAAGGAGAAGATGGAGGCGGCAACGCTGGTGCGCGCTGCTGTGTTGTTCGCGCTGTGGGAGGCGGGTGGAGCGCCATGAGCGCGGCATGCCGGCTGATCCGTGCCGCATCGCTGCACCTCTCGTGCGTGCTGCTGGCATGGGTGCCCGTCATCCGTGCGATGGTGGCAACCGTCCCCTACGTGCGGCATACCGTGCGCAAGGAGTGGCGGCTGATGGTAGCCGCGGCGAAGGCGGCGAAGCGGTGGCGGGTCGTCTTCCTGGCGATCGCGCTGACGATGCTGTCGCCCGTGTTCATGGCAACTTGCGCCATTGACGCGGCGCCAGTGCTGTGGCGAAACTTGCGCATGCAGTGGTTCTTGTGGATCGAGGGCCACCGCGTCCTCCTGCGCGCCCGGCACTGACCAAGAAAAAGCCCGGTTGCTTGAGGGCGACCGGGCTGAAGCCGTGCAGCGATTGGAAGCACGACGATGTCGAGTGCTGCGCGGACCGCCATTATGCAGGCGGAAAATCATGGCGTCAGATCAGGCCGCGGATCAGACACTGACCGCATGGGCACCGACGACACGATCACAGACGCAGAGGCAGCAGAAATGCTGCAGCACTGGCTCGGCACGCCGCGCGACACACTGCTGGGGCAGGACTACGGCAACCGGATCAGTGAGTGGCTGCAAAGCCCGCTCTACATGCTGTCGGCCAGCCACGCGAACGACGCCGTGCGCGACCTGCGCGCCGACATCCCCCTGTTCGACTCCTTGCCCGTGGACGTGCTGATGCAGCACGACCGACCGGACAAGCGGCATGTGGTGTTCGAGATCGCTGGCCGGTACCACGCGAGCACGGCAGGGGCCTACTGATGTACGGCGCAGCCGATTTCGAGGCCGCGGCGCTACAGGTCGCGGCCGAATACCCCGGCCTGTCAGCGCGCATCCGCGTTGGAGACCCGCGGATCATGTCGATCCTGCGCGGGCAGGCGGCGCAACTGGCGATGCTGTCGGGACAGGTGGAAGTCGCCCGCTACGAGTGGTCAGAGCGTGCGCGGGATGCCGTCGTGCTGGCCGATGCGACGATGCGCGGCATTCTCCCGATCGCTCGCCCAGCCTTGATCACCATCGACGTGACGAACCGCGGTTCCTCACGCTACGAGATGAGCCCTGGGCGGCGGATGGTCGATCACCAGGGGCGGATGTTCGTGACCACCACGGCGGTGAGCATCGACGTGGGGGCCACGGCCCGCGTGCAGTGCCGGCAGCGCACGGAACGCACGGTGTCCACCACCATTCAGACAGGGGTTCGGTTCTACCGCCTGGAGGTGCCCCACTCGCCGGATCGCCGGATTGCAGGGTTCGAGGTGTGGCGCGTGCGCGGCACGGCCCGCGACCAGTTCGAGTACCGCCCCGACTACTGCAACACAGCGGCAGGGGACATGTCGTACACCTGCGAGACCGACGAGCGCCGCCGGCTCTACGTGCGCTTCGGCGCCGAGGGTTCGATCGGCTACCAGGTGCAGGCGGGGGACGTGTTCGAGGTCCGGGTGGCCGACTGCGATGGCCGAATCACGGGCCTGCCCACCGGCTCGGTGTTCTCGTTCGAGCACATCATGAGCATCGCGGACAGCGGGATCAGCGACATGCGGCTGGCATCGATCGAGGACTTCGGCGCCGATCCGCCAGCCATGCGGGACTTGCGCGTGCTCGCGCAGTACCCGACGCTCTACGACGACAACGCCGTCCACCTCGGCAACTTCGACTTCGTGTTGCGCCGCAAGATGTCCGGCGTGCGCTTCCTGAGCGCCTGGAATGAACAGATCGAAGAGGCGGTGCGCGGGCCGAACGTCGCCAACATCAACACCTTGTTCGTGTCCGGGTTGGTGCAGGACATGGACCAGCCGACGTTTCGCGATATGGTCGAGTCCGTCGTTCGGCGCGCGGACGACTCCTACAGGATCGCCCATGTGCCGGTGGTGATGTCGCCCGTGGCTGTTTCGGTCAGTGCAACGGTGCAGTCCGTGCATGACGTGCAGGCGGTGGCCGCCAAGATCCGCGCGGCCATCATTGCCGAGATGGGCGACGGCGCGGCGGCAGTGTCGATGGGGATGCGCAACCGCGTCACCAGCTCGCACCTGCACAAGCTCCTGCGCGAGTCGGTGCAGGAGCTGCGCGACAACGCCGCCGACATCAACATCAACATCACAGCGCCTGACCGGATCACGCCGGAGATGTTCCTGCACGTCACGCATGAATCGCTGACCGTGCGGGTGGACCGGATCGACCAGCGGTTCGGGCTGTGGAACAGCGGGGCGTGGAATGCCGGTTGACTACGTGGCACCCGCCGCATCCCGCGCGCCCGGCCCGCTGGTGCCGCAGCACGTCCCCGCGCTGGCGCCGCTGCTGGCGGGCGGATGCACAGATGCCACGGATGACGAACTGCGCCAGGTGTTCGCCCGCGTGTTCGAGCAGACGATTCGCCCGGCGCTGCGCGACATCGACACGCTGGCCATGCCGCAAGTTGGCAGCGCAGAGCAGTTCGAGATGGCCGCGAACAGGTCTGGGCTGGGCATCTACCGGCGCGACGAAGACGAGGCCATGCGCTACCTCTACCGGTCGTGGACCGGGCGCAACCCACGCCGCGGCCTGCACATGCTGCGCCTGTACCTGCGGCTGCTGTGGCCGGGCGGGTGGACGTGTGACCAGCTCTGGCACCCCGAAGACAAGCCGTACCCGACCGCCCTGAACAAGACCGGCGGCCCAGGCCAGTTCCTCACCTCGCGCGTTGAGGTGAACCTGATCGCGGACGACATGGACGAGACGGATGTGCTGCGCATCCTGCCGGCGCTGCTGTCGGTCGTGCCTGCGCGCATCGTGCTGGACATCAACGTCGAGACGCGCACCAGGCCGATCCCGATCCGGCTCGCCGTGGCTGCGTCGGCAGTCGGCATCCAGATTTTCAGCACACGCGCGACGACGGCCAAGGGGGCGGAGGCAGGCGGATCGCAGGGGCTTGCAGCCGCGGCGGTGGCCCTCGGGTATGCGTGGTTCGAGGTCGATGCCCGGACAGAAAGACGACAGGAGTAAGGACCATGGGAAGAACAGTCGGACCGATCAGCTACAACCTCGCCGACAACGGGCGCGTGGCCACCGGCACGGGCCGGAACTGGGACATCGCCTCTGCGGTGCGGGTGATCAACTCACCCGCGGTGCAGGAGGCCGTGAAGAACGGCGACATGCTGGGCTACTACGGGCACCTGCCGCGCACGCTGTTCAACACCATGCGGCCGGTGGAAGGAGGCATCGTCAACGGCAAGTACACGCCGATCGAGCACGCGGTGCGGACCCTGCGCCTGACCGCCGCAGCCGATGGCACGGTGACGCACACGACCGAGTTCTTGGACACGCTGCCGGGCGAGATGGCCGAGCGCGCCGACCGCAACAGGGTGGGCGGGTTCAGCAGCTTCATGACCGCCGTTCCCCGCACGTCACCCAGCATCGCCAATGGCTACTACGGCCAGGACTACGTAGCCGAGCCGAACTACACGCAGAACCGCAGCTACCGCGTGCTGGACGGCGTGGACGGCGCCGAGGGCGAAGAGCTTGACCTGGCGGTGCTGGACTCGGTGATCGAGTTCGCGCAGGCCAGCGGGGCGGCTGGCGAGATGGCCGCACAGATCCTCGGGGACGTGATGCCGCAGTACGTGCAGGCGCTCGAAACCCTGACGCGACTGGAGCGCGAGAACGCCGTGATGATGGACAAGCTGGCGAAGGTGGGCTTCGGGCGGGCGGCGGTGCTGGATAGCGTTGAGTTCGTGTCGATCCCTCGGGTCAACTACGTGCAAGCCAACCTTGACAGCATGCGGAGCTTTGCCGATGCGAGGCTGGCCGTATTCGACAGCACCACTGATCTGCCCGTGGCCCCTGCCGAGGCCGAGTTGATGCGCCGAGTTCAGGCCCGCGTGCGTTCGGGTGGCGGCCGGTGAGCGCCGTACCCGGCATCGGGTCGATCACCCCGCACCCGTACTTCCTGCCCGTGCGGATCGGGCTGGGCCTGTACCTGCAGAAGTTCCACGCTGAACTGTCGATCGACACGCCTGCGCTGGCCGAGTTCGCGGCCCGCGACTTCGCGAAGACGCTGGTGATGGCGCCGGGTCGGATGATCGACCAAGTTGGCGATATGCTGGACGCCTGGCGCGCGAACGACAACTCAGGGGAGCAGCGCCCGGTTTCGTCGCTGCCGATCATGGTGATGGCCTTGTCGCGCGACTTTGTGCCAGTGGCCCCCGATGGCGGTGGCCACGCCTTCGCCGACAAGACCGCCGTGCGGATCCCCGGTGACCCGAAGCAGCGCATGTTCGACCTGCGCACCGTGAGCGCCGAGGTGCGCGCACAGATCGTCATCGCCGCACATGAGCCGCTGACCGCACAGTCCCTGGCGATGCAGTTGCACATGCACGCGAGCCAGTCGCACCGCCGGAACTTCCCAGCGCGCTACATGCTGGCCGGGATGGTCAGCGAGTGGCCGGTGAGCATCGAATCGACGGACCTGCTCGCCGTGGCCTCGCCGATCGACGCGAAGAACCTGACGGTGTTGGCCGCCGACATGACGCTGCGGGTGACGATCCCGATGCTGTCGGCGCCGCGGCTGAATGCCGCTGATGCGGATGGGCAGGGGACGGACGACATGATGGACCCGAGTGGCTACCTTGGCGTGCAGGAGGTGCGCGGCTTCGACCCGGAGACCGGTCTGCGCTGGGTGCGGACATGAGCGCGCCGCAGATCGAGGCCATCAAGATCCGGGTGAACATCGCCGGCTACGGCAACCAAGGTGAGGCGCCGGCTACCGTGCTGTGCGCATTTGACCCGGCGGCTGGGCGGCTGCTTGTCGCTGATGTGCGGAAGATGGAAGAGGGTGGTCGGGCTGGCTGGCTGCTGGTGACGAACCAGCGCACGGACCAACACTGCGACGCTTTCTTCAACCCGGACATGCTGCGCGACTCCATCGCGGCGTTCTTCTCGATGGAATCGATGGGGCTGGTGGACATCGCCAAGAAGGCAGAGTTGGCGCGCCCGACATCGAAGATCGAGTCGGACGGCATGGACGAGCGTGGTGTGAAGTACCGCATCAAGAGCGACTGCGGGAACCGGCAGGTCGCTGTGCTGGCCGCGTGCTGGTTCGCGAACATCCAGCGCGGGGTAGGGGCCGCGCTGGATGACTTTGACGACCTCTATGGGGATGTGGGTGGCGCTGACGATGGCGATGGGGCGTTCACAGTCTGATGTGTCGCTGTTGCATCGTCAGTGGTCTGCATCAGGGTCGTCGAGTTTCCAGTCGCAAGAACGAAGCCCCTGCGCTGGCTGTTGCATCCTGACCCGGTGCCAAGCTGGGGCCGGGTACCGAGTTGTCGCAAGAACGAAGCCCCTGCGCTGGCTGTTGCATCCTGACCCGGTGCCAAGCTGGGGCCGGGTACCGAGTTGTCGCAAGAACGAAGCCCCTGCGCTGGCTGTTGCATCCCGCATCGTCTAGACCGCGCTGCGTGTGGTTCTCAGTCGCAAGAACGAAGCCCCTGCGCTGGCTGTTGCATCCGTGGCGGTGGCGATCACTTGGCACCCCCGGCGACGTCGCAAGAACGAAGCCCCTGCGCTGGCTGTTGCATCAATTGATGTGCAAGCTATTGATTGTGCGGCATGTTTTTCGTGTTTTGCGCGAACCCGCATGTTGCACGGAAAATTTGGCATGAAAAACAACAAGCTATAGCAAAAACATCAAGAAAACCGGTTGCAAATCAATGGGTTGCGTCGCTGCGCGAACCTGCCTCATGCTCCCCCGTCGCTTCCGATTCGCGCCGCTATCTTTGCCCTGCGGCCATCTGCCATCTTCTGCTTCCGCAGCGAAGATGCATCCTTGGCCTCTTCGCGGGAAGATGCGCTGAAGGCATGCCAGTCCACGATCCGGTCGTTGATGCCATCTTGGGTGAACTGCCACGCCATGGCTGCCCCGGACAGCTTCCGGTCTTCCTGTGCGCCACATGCCCGGCAGGATATCAGCCGGTGGTCTGCGGCGGCTGTTTCGACCTCATCTGATCCGCAGTGAGGGCAGGTGCTGACAGTCGGCATGCCATGCAGGTCGAACACGGCAGTTGCATGTTTGGCGCAGGCCCATCGGATGGCCTGCTCGAACTCGTAGATGGCTGCGACCACTCGCCCGGATCTGGCCTTGGCGTTGAACTCGGTCTTCTCGCCTGTCACCTCGTTCACCTTGATCGCCGCAGCGGCGAGGTCCAGCGGTTCCAGCGCCACGGCGGAGTAGTCTCTGGCCAAGCCGATGGCGACCTGACGGTAGTGGTCCCGGCGGCGATTGCGGGCACGCTTGGCAATGCCGAACTCGGCCTGCCACTGCTTCTTGTCTTGGCTTGCCCACGCTGCCAGTTCTTGGAACGTGATGTCGTACTTCATGAGCATGTTCAGCAGCATGCGTGCCCGGCGCTGCGAGATGTGGGACGCACTCAGACGCCTGACAGCGAGCAGTTCGTCAGCAACCTCCTCTGGGGCGCCGTCTGGCAAGACGAATGCCTTGATGTGCGCATGGACTGCGTTGAGCGCCTTGTCTCGATCAGACTTGACATCATCAGCACGTACAAGATCTTCCTCGATCGATTCTGGGAGTTGAACCAGTCGCGCCAGCCCTGGGTCGGCGCTGTCGGCGATGCCGGCCACACGGCGCCCCGTGGTGTCGGCGGACCACCCGAAATGCACGCAGGCCAGGGTGCGCTTCGGCGCGGTGGGGAGGCGAATAGGTGCGGGGAGTTTGGCGACGATCTGGATGGACCACTTGAACTTGTTCGCCTCGCGAGTCCGCACTAGCCGAACCAGGCTTGCGGTGGCGCCAGCCGGGATCTCGCGGTGGTAGATCCATGTTCCAGTCGCATAGGTGTTGGCAGAGGCAGCCCCGAGCCTGAACCGGAACTCTCCGTAGCAGCGGCGCCCTGCCGCCTCGGCGACCAGCGATACCTCGCGGTGCTCTTTTGTCATCAGCCGATCAATCGGCGATCCGCCTGGGGTGGTGAACTGCAGCGTCAGCGAATCACTGAGCTTGTCGGCGGCGGAAGAGAACTGAGGCGGGCGCCCGAGTGCCATGGACTTCTTCCATGCGGTCAGTGCGCGTGCCAGAACATCGGAAGCCGTCCCCCAGCCCAGCCCTGCATCAACCGCCGCACACCGTTCCAGGTAGGTGTCGCACGACCTGTTGTTTCCGATCCTCGCCCAGTACGTCGCGTTGATGTGGGTGCGGTGCTCCTTTCGAATGGCCGCCATCATCACGCCCAGATCGCGCCACTTCTCGCGGCGCTGCATGGCGATATCTCGCATGGCGGGTTCGTCGGATTCGGCCTTGGCCTGGGCGAACTGCTCGCTCAGGGTGTCGATGGCGCCTTGCAGCGCAGCAGCGCCGGCCGGCGCTTTGCTGATCATGAATGCCTGTGCCTCTGCGTAGATGTCGCGCATCTTCGCGATGATGGCGTTGTAGAGCCGGCGGGCCTTGATGATCTGGTCGATTGCAGCATCTTCGGCTTCGCGGTCGATCCGCGCGCCGAAGCTGTAGACCAGCACATCGGCATGGGCCGAGGTAGCGTTCGTGATGCTCTTGGTGTCGTGCTTCATGGATCTTGTTGCTATTTATTGGATGTGTCAGTGCTGGGCGATGCGTTCACGGTCTGATCTGCCGTAGACAACAGTGCTCGGCGGGCCAGAATATCCGCGTCCAGCGCCGACAGCATCGGTCCTGCGTACCCAAGAGCATCGAATGCCCGACACTCGCCGAAGGCCACCCATGCGTTTCGTGCAGCAAGTGCAAGCAGGGCCGAACGAAGGGTGTAGATGCGTTCTTGGTCGGTCATGGCGACACCAGCACCAGCGACAGCGTGTAGCGCCACGGCCCATCGCACGCGAAAACCTCCCAGCCTACGTAGTCCGGGATTTTCACGATGGTCATGCTGTCGATCGGCTTCGATTCGTCGAGGTGCAGGCACTCCTCTCCACCAAAAAACGACAGGGTTGGGATGCCGTCCTCCCCGCTGTGTACCATCGGCCTAGGGGCACGCTTGGTGTGCAAATCCAGGTGAATGCAGATGATCCCCACTTCCTCCCGGTAGACATGTGCAGCATTCACGCGGACAGATCCCTGTTCGATGATTTGCAAGGCGACACTTTTTGGTTCACTGGAATCAGCCATTGGAGCCTCCTTGGTCAGCCTGTGACTCGATCGCATCCAGGCAGACCTGAGCATGTGCCCGTTTCAGCACTGACATGCTGTCCGCCTTGCCCTTGAGCTGTTCCAGCTTGATCTGCAGCAGCCGGATTTCTTCCTGAGTAGCCTTTTGCTGGGCTTCTTGCTCCTTGGCTCTCAGGCGCTCGAACTGCCCATGGTTTATCAGCCCGATGTCCAGCGCCTCATCCGGTGAGATGAAATCGAGAATCGTCGGCTTGGTCGAGCGGTACCAGCGGCACAGATCGACCACCCCATCCTCCTCCCCGCCCTCGTTGACCAGCCCGGCAAACGACAGGTCTTCAAAAACGATGACAGTGCAGGCACCATGAGCGCCGCCGGAGAACTCGACCACGGAGCGCACGGTCTTGCCGACCATGTCCTGCCATCGTGTGATCAATGCCCATGCCGGGGCTTCGGTTTCAGCGGATTGGGATTGCATCTCGAATTGGTTCGTCATGGTGGTCATGCGGTCTTGCGATTGGCAGCCTGTGCCGGGAATGGGTAGTTGGCCGCGACGATGGCTCGCATCGGTGCCGGGGAGACGCTGTTGCCGCACATGCGGATCTGCGCAGTTCGGGTGATCGACTTGCCTTCGGCCGTGCGGTCGATGATGTAGTCGTCCGGGAAGCCCTGGGCGCCGAAAAGCTCGCGTGGCGCCAGCATCCGCAGGCCGATGTCCACGATGACGTGCGGCACGCCGCGCACCACGACGGTGACCAGGGCGAGGCGGTCGCGGGTGGTCACGGTGTCCATCGGGTCACGCAAGTCAACCGGCTGGCCGGCACCGTAGTACGTGACCAGGAACGCGGCGACACGCAGCGCGTTTGCCTCATCTGCCGGGGCGAGGGTGGTCTGCACCAAGGCGTGGTGCTTGCCGCCGGCTGCGATGGTGGTCAGCGGCGCATCTGCTGGCGTGCCGGTGCTGTGGTGGCGCAGCGTGGCGAGGTACGCGCTGACAAGGGCGTGCTTGGCGCCTCCAGCCACTACCGTCCCAAGCGGGGCGCTGATGTCCAGCGAGCGCGGCTTCTGGCCCGGCGCTTCGCCGTAGCCGGTCTGCACCAGCGTTGGAACTACCACTGCCATGCTGCCTCCATCCGGCTTGCAGGTGATCGTGCGCAGCTGCTCGGTGATGCGGTGGCTTCCGTCTCGGCTCCAGTTCGCGATCGGCACGATGAACGGGGCACCCGACTCGACCACGAACTTCTGGACGCCACGGGCGATGCGCTTCAGCGTGGCCTCGGCCAGCGGTTTGGATCTGGTGAAGATCGACGGGCACGGAATCGACCAGTCCATCACGCTGGCTGCGGCCTTCCATTTGCGCTGACCACGCGCCGGCTTGCGGTGGTGCGTCGGTTCGGGCCAGACGATTGGCAGGCCATCACAGCGCGCGACCAAGAACAGCCGCTCGCGGGTTGTCGGCGCGCCGAAGTCGGCGGCGATGATCTTGCGCCACTGCACTACGTAGCCCATGCGGCGTAGTCCTTCGACGAAGTGGCCCCAGTTGCGGCCCTTGCGGCGCTTGCACGGCACAAGGTACTGCTGGTCAACCGGCACGCGCTCGCCCGGTTCAGCGACGCCGCCGCAGGTCTTCATCACACGACCGGTGTCCGGGCACCGCTTAGCGACCAGCGGCGACCAGGTCAGGATCTGCTCGACGTTCTCCAGCGTGATGACCTTTGGCCGCACAGCGCCGGCCCAGCGGTGGACGACCCACGACAGCGAGCGGATCGCCCGGTCGCGGGGCTGGCCGCCCTTGGCTTGCGAGAAGTGCGTGCAATCCGGCGATGCGTGCAGCAGTGCGATGGGGCGGCCCTGGGTGACCGTTCGCGGGCACACGTCCCATACGCTTTCGCAGAAGTGGCGCGTCTGCGGGTGGTTCGCCTGGTGCATGGCGATGGCTTCAGGGTTGTGGTTCACCGCGATGTCCACGGGCCGCCCGATGGCCGCCTCGATCCCGGTGCTGGCGCCACCGCCGCCAGCGAAAAGGTCGATGACCAGATTGTCGTCCAGCATGAGCGGGTGTTGTGCATTCAGCATGCGGCCTCCTCCATGCCTGCATCTGCATCTGCGCTATCGCGCTCTGGAAATCCGGTAGCGACTGCACCATCCCCAGCAACCGCCCAGATGCTCGGCCAAGCTGTGTTCTCCACCGGCTTGATCATGGACAGGTCTTGCCGGAGGCTGCTGCCTGCTGCCCGGGGCACGAAATGCAACTGGCGCCGGGCCTTGACAACAGCTTCGCTGGTGGTCCATCCGTGCCTCATCGCGAAGTTCGAGATGGATTGCGCGGAACATCCAACCTCCTCCGCGATGGACTTGAACGTGACGGCAGGGTCTTGCTCCCAGTTCTCGCGCCAGGGGGTGATCTTGGCAGCGAGCCTCATGCGGCACCGCCTTCGTTGAAAAACTCGCACTGCGTAGGCGCCAGCGCGACAGGGGTCAGGTCAAGATCTGCGAGCACTGGACCGGTGTGGCAGATGGGCACATTCAGCTTGATCGTTTTTTTGCCAGACACCAGCGTCAATGCGACCCTGCCTTCGCGGCGCGCGTGGCAAACGTAGCGGGTGACGGTCCAGATCGTCTTCTTGTGCCGCAGGGTCGCGCCAACTTCGATCACAGCCATGTTCGCTTCGTAATGAGCGATTTCTTTCGCTGCCAGGCTCATCGCACCACCTCTGCGCGCTGCTGGCGCCCCAGCGCCGCGCCAAAGCTGAAGATCGATGCAGCAGACACCAGCGGACGATCACTATCACTCTCGGCAAACGGCGCCGTGCGGCGGCGGTTCGCTGCTTTCAGGCGGGCGGCTTCGTTCTTGATCGTGTCCAGTGCGCCACGCTGCGCAAGCCAGACGAACAGGCCCGCCATGGGGACGGCCACCAGGTGCGACGGCTCGACGCAGCCGTGGCAGTGGCACGAGGGCATGACGCGATGCCGATCAGGCACTGGGCCGTTGATCATCTCGTAGACCACCTTTCGTGCAGACAGCACGCTGCGGCCGGTGCCAACGCGCATCTTCGGCGAACCTCTCTTGTTGATTGCGCCTTTCCAGACGCGGTGGCCGTCTTTCGTTCGATCTGATTTTGCTCGGACCATTGCCATGGCCGCCGACTGCGCCATGGGTTTCCCAGTGGATTTCATTGCGTGCTTCCGGTGTTGTTTTCTGGATTTCGAGCCCGAATCATAGCCAGAAAACCAGAAAAACAGAACCGGAAAGAAGGAAAAAGTACAAAAAAGAGCATTAACTCGGCGTGACGATGCTGCACACCAGCAGCAGCCCGCCGACCATGACAACCTCCCTAACTCTGACGATCACCGACGCCGGCCGCGCTGCCGCTATCTCTGCCGATGGCATGGGCCTACGGCTGACGGTCACGCACGTTGCGCTCGGTCGCGCGGCGTATGAACCTCAGGCCAGCCAGACCGACCTGGTGTCGCGTGTCGAGCGGGTGTCGGCCACGAACATCGCTGGCACAGCGCCTGCCGCTACCGCGCGTGTCGCGGCATCGTTCCCGGCGATCCCGTCGGCCTCGCAGTCCTACACCGCGTGCGAAATGGGCCTGTTTGCGGGTGACCCAGATGCAGGCGGCGTGCTGTTCGCGGTCTACAGCAGCCCGGATGCCTCCCACCCGATCCTCGTTCGCGGCGACTTCGATTACCTGATCGCCTTCGGCATGACGCTGTCCGGCGTGCCGAACGGCTCGGTCACGGTGCAGATTGACCCCAATGCCGCCCCGTTCATCGCGCTGCAGGGCGAGCACGACCGCGACCCGCACGCCCATGCCAGCTTTGCCCGCAAGGCGGACTTGTCGGTCCAGGCGTACACGTCGGGCCTCACGACTGGGTCCGGTGCCGGGTACTCGCTCGCGGTGGACGTTGAGCCCTCGCTGGAGGTGTTCGCCCGCGTTGTCGGGCAGATCCATGCGACGAACACAGGCGCGACGACGCTGGCGGTCGGCTCGCTGCTGCCGATGCCCATCAAGCTCTACGGATCGGACGGGAAAAAGGCCGACCCGGACTACGGGCGGCTGGCGGCCGGCATGCTCGCGGACTTCGAGTTCGACGGCACCGACTGGGTGCTGCTCAACCCGATCCCCGCGCCGGTGATGACCAGCATCCGCGCGGCGAACATCACGCTCACACCCGCGCACATCAGCGGCACCGGAACCGATGTCGCCCCGATGCTGCTGCCAGACGCCACCAGCGCGCCAGGGGCCGCGAGCATGGCCGTCGCCGCCGTCGTGGTGTCCGGGCTTCGTCCGGGCGAGCTGGTGATGATCGCCGACCTGAACGACGTGGCCAACGGCATGCGCTTCGGCGTCGGGTCGCTTGCATCGCGTGTGGCAAACGGGGCCGGCCGCGTGACGATCCCGATCGTGTTCACGGACTCGCCCGCATCGGCCCTTGAAACCTTCTACTCGATGGACCTGTCGATCAACGGCTTGCGCATCCGGCACAAGCGGACCATCTCCAGCACAGCGACGATCACCCCGCCGATCATCTCGCTGCCGCTGGATGAGGCGATCGGCGCATCGCCGATCACGACAATCAATCTGCGCCCATTCACCGTCATGGGCGGGGCATCTGCGCACACATCGACGAGCTACCAAGTCTCGATGTCGCCCACGTTCGAGAGCCTGTTCGCCCGCGTGGAGCAAGACACGGTCAACAAGCTGGCCTGGTCTACCCCGGCGCTGCCGTACAGCGCGACCTTCTACGTGCGGGCGATGTTCCACGGTCCGGTCGAAGTGTCCGAGTGGTCTGAGCCAGTGAGGTTTTCGACGCACGCGAAGCCTGCGATCACCCAGCCGGTGCTGCTCTACCCGGCATCGGGGGCGACGGGCATCGCTGCGCAGCCGCGCTTCGCCTGTACGCCGTTTGTTGTCACCGATGTCATCGACACGCACAAGTGGAGCAACTGGGAGGCGTCGCTGTCCCCCACCTTTGCCGCGATCGCGGCATCGTCCACGAACAGCACCACCGACCTGACCTCGTGGACGCCGGCCACCCCGCTGGCGTACAGCACGACCTACTACGTGCGCGTTCAGCAAGTCGGCAACATGATGGGCGCTGGCCCCTGGTCTGCCACTGCGCAGTTCACGACCGGCGCAACCACGCCTATCGTCGCAAAACCCAGGATCACTTCACCAATTCCTGCAGCCACTGGCGTGCGAGGCCCGTTCATCTCTTCCGAGTTCGCGATGGCGGCCGGAGAAGACGCCCCCGCATCTGCAGACTGGCAAGTAGCCACGGCCCTGACATTTGCCGCCAACACCATCGTCGCCCAGGTGTCCGGCGATGTCGCGAACCAGACCGTCTGGCAGCCGCCGTTCCTGCCCCGCGGAACCTACTTCCTGCGGATGCGCAAGAACGGCGTGCTGGCGGGGTCATCGCCGTGGTCAGATCCGGTCCAGTTCACCTGGTTGCTCACCGCGAAGCCGGCCATCACCTACCCGTCAAATTTGGCGGCGAACATGGACACCGGTGTAGCGCTCTCATGCAGCGTGTTCGTGTCCAGCGGCATCGACAAGCCGCTTCGAACAGAGTGGCAGGTGTCGAAGCTGGCGGACTTCTCGACCATCGCCTTTTCGGCAAACACCAGCCTGCCGACGTGGCGCCCAGCCGGTCTTGTCGAGTCCACGGCTTACTACGTACGCGTGCGGCACATCGGCGAAGCCGGCGGAGCATCCGACTGGAGCACGACGGTCAAGTTCACGACAGCCGCCGCGACGGGCATCAACTGGGTTTCGATTGTTGACCACGTCGCCGAAACGAGCGTCTTGACGGGCTCGGATTTTGGCGGGGCGAAGTCGATCCTTGTTGGTGCCACTCTCGCCCGAGACGCCGATGGCGCGGCCAACGGCGTGATCATGACCAGCACCGACGGCGGCCTGACCTGGCCGAGCAAGATCTTCACGACATCCGCGAACACGAAAATCGGCAAGCTCAACGCCGTGGTATTTACCGGGGCCACCTGGTGCGCGGTAGGGGAGCGGTCTGGTGGAGGGCTGCACAACGGGTCGGCGTTCATTTCGCCAGACGGCGTGAGCTGGACCGAAAGCAGCACGGGCGGCATCCTCTCGGACGCGGCATGGAACGGGACGATGTTCCTTGGGGTTGGAATGAACAGCGCGGCGGGTCCATACGTGATGTCGTCCGTCGATGGGTCTGCGTGGATTAACCAAAACTCTTCTGCGATCGAGGCCATTTCGGGCGGACTGAACGCGATCGAGTGGGCGCCCAGCCTCGGCCTTTGGATTGCTGGGGGCATGAGCACGGCCAAGTCGGCGATGGCCGGGGCCATCATCGTGTCCAGCGACATGGTGAATTGGGTCCGCTGCACGCTGCCCACGGGCATCGGCGCGATCAACGACATCAAGTGGAACGGTTCGATGGGCGTGGCGGTCGGCACATCCAGCGCTGGCAAGAACACGGCCGGCGTGGTGCTCACGACTGTCGATGGAATCAACTGGGTGCGCAGGACTGTTCCATGCGGCCGGATGTGCGCGGTCGAGTGGGCGACATCGAAATGGATCATCGGCGGGTTCGCAACATCGGGCCTCATGACAAGCGGCGCCGTGTGGACATCGCCTGACGGCGTGACATGGACGGCCCGTGTGCCCAAAAACGGCTGCATTTTCACGATCTGCCAAGTCGGCGCAACGGGGACTTCTGCGTTGGTCGCCGCAGGCGTCTGCGGAGCCAACATCCACGGCGCCATCTGCCGGTCATGAGCATGCGGGACAGCGACCAGCGGTTCCACCGGCTGTTCTTGCTGGTGCGAGAGTTCGCGGAGCGGGCTGGTCCGGCGGCGCCCGCGATCCGCTACCGCACCAAGCCCGATGAGGCACTGGACCTGACGCTCGCCGCGCGGCGTGCGCTGGGGTCGCGCGCCGAGTGGCTGGTCATCCAGGCGGCGGCGGGGCTGGACAGCCCGGAACTGCCTATGCCCGAGCAGACGCTGGTGCTGCCAACACGCGAGCTGCTGATGGCCCTGAAGATCGAAGCTGGGTTCTCGGCAGATGAGGGGCTGGTCTGATGGCCGAAAGCAAGCCGGCCGCGGCGCCCACCCCCGCCCCAGCACCGAAGAAGGCGAACACGCCCGCCCAGGTCGTTGCCGAAGCGAAGGCGCGGCACAAGGCCGAACGCGAGCAACGGCTGGCCGCAGAGAACATCCTCGACCCTCAGGAGGTCGGCGGCGCCTACAACGCGGGCCGCGCGCTTGACACCATCCTGAATGGGCAGTTGCGGAAGATTACGGCAGAGGATCTGCAGCGGTTCGCCGCGCTGGCGAAGTCGCTCGGGAAGAAGTTCGCGGGCGGCATCACGGCCAAGCAGATCATCAACCTGGCGCACCCCGAGCGGCGCCAGCGCGCGAACACCGAGATTCACTACGCCGTGCCCATGGAGATCAAGGGCAGCATCATCCACTTCACGACCAATGCCGCGCCGGGCAGCCTGGCATCTCGGCACCACGTCCATGTGGACTTCGTCGGGCTGAGCGGCATGGCGGCGGCGCCGGCGAAGGACGGCAAGCTCAACGCGCTCGCCCGCAAGCTCGCCACTGGCAGCATCCGCATCGACTGCGACTGCGAGGATTGGCGCTACGTGTTCCGCTACATCGCGACGGTGGGCAACTACAACGCGGGCCGCCCGGAAACAGGCTTCCCGAAGATCAGGAACCCGCAGCTCGACGGCGTGGCGTGCAAGCACGTCCTGCGCACCGTTCACCTGCTGACCCAGCCCATCGCGCTGAAGCGGATCGAGCAGATGATCGCGCTCGCCCAGGGCACGCTCGACCGCAAGGCCACTGCCCGCGTCACCAAGCGCGAGGCCGATGCCATGGAGCAGGAGCAGGCTGACCGCAAGGATTGGAAGCGCAACAAGGTCGAGACGACGCAGGAGCGGTCAGAGCGGCTGGCCGCCGGCCGGGCCATGCAGGTGGCGGCGAACAGTCCCGCCGCTGGCACGCTTCCGTCCAGCGCGACCGAACAGCAGAAGAACGCTGAATTCGCAAAAGCGAGAACCAAGTTCGCCTCGATGGTCCGCAGTGGTGCGATGACCACGGATGAGGTTGACATGGTGATGCGCTCACGAGGCTGGAAAGGCTGACCCCATGACGATGATCGAACGAATCCCCGTGGCCGTGTCGCTGGCCCTGCGCCAGGTGGTGCTGCGCCACCCGCGCGGGCTGGACTGCCAAGTCTGGCGGCGCGTGGTGACGCGGCCCGCGGCGGGCATGACGGGGGTGATGGAGCAGATCATGGGCGGCCTGCCCACGCTGGGCGGCATGGGCGTGCTGTCGGCGGAGGAAGAGCCGTCGATCGAGTACCAGCCCCTCGGCGCTGGGCGGCTGCTGTTCTGCGACACCGCCCCGCCGATGTCCATGATGAACGACCGCGGCACCGGCACGCTCGCCGCGGAGACCGTGGACGCACAGGTGGAGGCGCTGGCCAGCCCCGGCACACCCGAGCACTACATGCCGACGAAGGGCGACCTCGTGCTGCTGCTGCCCGGCCTGGGTGCGGTCATCGCGTTCACCGTCGAAGCTGTCCCCACCCCCACCGTCATCGCCCCCATGGTCCGCCGGCTCACGCTGCAGCGGCGGGATGACCTGAGACACCTGGAGCCGTTTGCCGCATGACCAGACCTACCTACACCCTGCACCATGGCGACTGCCTGGACGTGCTGCGCGGCATGGCCGATGACAGCGTGGACAGCGTCGTCACGGACCCGCCCTATGGCCTGTCAAGCCAGCGCCCCGTCGAGAGCTTGCCGAACCGCTTGGGCCGGGCTTTTCTTGATGTCGTGCTCCCAGACCTCTATCACGCGAATGTTGCGACTGGCCGCCTCGACAAGTTTCCCGGCCCACTTGGCAGCGTTACGTTTCTGGATTGGATGGGTCGGGCCATCCGGGAAAAATCGCGGGTCTGCGTGCCAGTAAGTACCTTGAACCTCAAGCGCAACACTCTCGCCGATCAGGAAATCGAAGACGCAACTAAACGTACCGTCTTTGGCGCGGATGGCGTGCTGCCGAACGTAGAGGAGGCCAATTCGGTCGAGTTCTTCGGCAACTACATCCTCAACCTTCGACGTCCGCCTGATCCGTCCCGAGGAGATGGCTGCGGCCGTCTTTTCCGAGAGCTTGGCCTTGGTCGCGTCGGTGTGCTTGTAGTTTCCTCTTTCGATTCTGAGCTGTCGCGTTTTTTGCGCGCCCTTGACCCATGCAGCCCTTCCTTCTTCGCTGACTTTGTAGGGGCTTGTGACGACTCGAAGGGTCGCACCGATGGAGCGCCCGAGGTAGTGGCAATTGCTGGAGCAGAAGTCCGCGCCGTGCTTGCCCTTGACGTGCGAAACGGCGCGCTTGAACTCATCCCCGCAAGTCCCGCATTTGAGGGTTACGCTGTTTTCGATCTTGCCAGCGCGCAACCGATAGGAGCAGGAGCGAGAACAAGTTGTCTGGCGCCCAAATTCAAGCCTCTTCACTTCCGCTTTGTAGGTGACTCCACAAACCGGGCACTCACGATCTATCTGCATGACGCGATCCTTTCTGAGCTTGATTATAGCCGGAATGGATTTATGGGTAAATCGTGGGACGGTGATGTGCCAAGCATTGAAATATGGGCCGAGTGCCTGCGCGTCCTGAAGCCGGGCGGACATCTGCTGGCCTTCGCGGGCACGCGCACACAGCACCGCATGGCGTGCCGGATCGAGGACGGCGGGTTCGAGATCCGCGACATGCTGGCGTGGCTGTACGGGTCCGGCTTCCCCAAGCACGGCAACGCCCTGAAGCCGGCATTGGAGCCGATCACGCTGGCGCGCAAGCCCTTGTGTGGGTCGGTGGCGGCGAACGTGGCGGTGCATGGCACTGGCGGTCTGAGCATCGACGGGTGCCGGGTCGGCACAGAAAGCACCCTCCGCACCAAGGCTGGCGGCTCAAACCAGTACCCGCACGAGGACGACGCATGGCAGCCGAAAACAGTTCAGGTCGGTAGCGATGCCGGCCGCTGGCCCGCAAACCTGCTGCACGACGGAAGCCCAGAGGTCGTTGCGCTGTTCCCGGTGACGGGCAAGAGCACCGGCGGCGGACGGAACAACGGTGACAAGTTCGGTGGCGGGTATGCGCCATCCGGTGACACATCCATCGGTTACGGAGATGCCGGCAGCGCGGCGCGGTTCTTCTACGCAGCGAAGGCGAGCAAGCGGGACCGTGAAGACGGGCTTGATGGGTTTGTCGAGCGTGTTGCCGGGTGCATGAACATGCGGAACGATGCCCATGCCCATGCCCATGCCACCGGCAACACATTTTCGCCGAAGTCCAACACGCATCCAACGGTCAGGCCTACCGACCTCATGCGCTACCTCTGCCGCTTGGTCACACCGCCGGGCGGCATTGTCCTCGACCCGTTCACCGGCAGCGGATCGACAGGCAAGGCGGCGATCCTGGAGGGTTTCCGCTTCATCGGCGCCGAACGCGAAGCCGAGTACATCGCCATCGCCCGCGCCCGCATCGAGGCGGCCATGCCTGCTGACCAACTGGAGTTGCAGCCATGACGGCCCCAATCGAACTCGACGCACTCGACGAAGACGACGCCCCCGCCCCACCGATGACCGAGCTGCAGCGCATCGCCCGCGACACCCTCGCCGCATCGGTGCGGCTGTGCGCGGCGGCGGGCCTCGCGCTGGTGCCAGGCCCGACACACCTGACGGTCTGGGTGCCGCAGAAGTTCCGTGGGCACCGCTTCAGCCGGGCCGAGTCGTTCGACTTGCCCCAGATCACCCCGCGACCCCTGGGGCGCCATGCCCCGCGCCGGCACGGCACATCCGCCACCACGAACCCCGCCACCGCCACCCAGAAAGGACCGACCCCATGATCCGCTGTCTCCTGTTCGCCCTGCTGTCCCATGTGCTGCAAGGCTGCCAGTCCACGTCCATGCAAGCTGCGATCGAGAAGTGCGCGAGCACGCGCAGCGCCACGCATGTCATCGGCGCCATCGGGAAGGACTCCCGCGTGGACATCACCTGTTTCTCTCCGGTGGAGGTGCGCTGATGATCACCATCGACCTGTTCCGCCGCTTCGCATCGACGCTCGCCGATGTCAATCTGCACGCCGTCGCCCTCGAAGCGGCCCGCGCCAACAGCACCGTCCAGACCCCGCGCCGGCTCGCCCACTTCCTGGGGCAGGGCTACGTCGAGACCTGCGGCTTCACCGCGTTGGTCGAAGACATGCGCTACCGCACGCCCGAGCGGCTGGATGGCATCTTCTCGGCAGTGAAGGGGCTTGACGACGCGAAGAGCCTGATCAAGCGCGGCCCCGAGGCCATCGCGAACCGGGTCTACGCCGATCGCCTGGGCAACGGCAACGAGGCCAGCGGCGATGGGTGGCGATACCGTGGGTCGGGCTACTGCCACCTGACGGGGCGGTTCAACTACATGAGCTTCGGCAAGAAGTGCGGGATGGACCTGGCCAGCAACCCCGAGTGGGCGCGTGACCCGGTGAAGGCCGCACAGATCGCGTTCAAGTTCTGGGATGCGACCGGGTGTTCGGCCTTCGCCGATGCCGGTGATGTCGGGATGATCACCGAGCGGTGGAACGGACCGGCCCGCACGGCGCTGAAGGAGCGGCGGATCGCGGTCGGGCATGCGATCCTGCTGTGGGGCGGGTGATGGGCGCGGCGATGGTGCTGGCCGTGGTGGCTTCGCTGCTGCTCGCCGGGTGCGGCGGTGGTGACGATGACGATGGCGGGGAAGGTGGCGCCCGGTTCGAGCCGGCGCTCTACACGCCGGCCGTGTCCGGGCAGGGTAGACGCTTCCAGACCCCTGCCGCAGCCCGCGATCGTCTTCGTAGAGCGCCGTCATCTCGGCATGCTTGTGCCCCAGAAGGGTCTGCACGTCGATGCCCTGGGCGCGGTACATGCGCGCCGACAGGCTACGGACCTCGTGCAGGCTGGGCCATTCGTCCGTGCCGTAGGCGTCGGCCCCGCACACGGCGCGGATGCATTCGGCGAACTTGATCGACAGTGACGACTCTTCGAGCGGATCGCCGCCGGCCTTGCGCACCAGGGTCTGGCCCGTAGCGCCGGCTGATCGGCAGTCCTTGATCACGTCGCCCAGCGTCATCCCGATCGCATCGAGGCGCAGGGACAGCGGGATGGCGATGCGGGCGCCGTGGCCTTTGCCAGCCTGCTTCTGCTGCTCGATGCGGAGGTGGTCTTCCACCACGTCATCGAACCGCATCTTGACCAGATCGCCGCGGCGCTGGCCGGTCACCAGGGCCAGCAGCAGGAGCGATTCAAGCCACGGCTGGCGGCCGGCGCGGGCCAGCTCGCGCATCTGCTCCCAGACCTCGAACGAGAGGCGCTTGCGCTTGACGCGGTGGGTGGGCAGCTTGACGTGTGCGGCTGGGTTCGTGGCTGCCCAGTCGTTGGCGATGGCCTCGTTGTAGGCGTCACGCAGTTCGGCCAGCACGCGCTGTGCGGTGGACGTGCGGACGGGAAGGAATTCGGCGCGCAGCTTGGTGATGATCTCGTGAGCGCGAAGGGTGTCGATCTGGCTGCCGCCCCAAAGCCGGCGGACGTGGTTGAGATTGGCCTGGCGGTTGCGGATCGTCTGGACCTTGTAGCCCTTGCCCAGGATCTGTTGCTCATGCACGTCCAGCCACGCCGACAGTGTGCGTGTCGGCGTGGCTGGGGCCGCCATGGGGGCGGCGGCTGGTGTCGCGCTGGGCGGGAAGTGGCCGCTGCGGATCGCGGCGGCCACCATCTCGAACACCTGCGCGAGTTCAGCGGGGGTCACTTGTGCTGATACTCACCGGCGGGGTTACAGCGAGCCAGTTGCGACGACCCGCCACGATCCACTGAAAAAAGCCACGTCAATCCACTGGTTGACGGAGAGCGCCTTGTACATTACTGTGACGGTAAAAGCGCCAGTTGCGCCGCCGTCGCGTGTGATGCGGTATCGAGTTTCGCCGCTGACCGCGCCCGTTGTGCTCAGCGTCACTGTGCGATTGGCGGTTAGCGGTACACCGTACAAAATCACATCTCCGGTTGTTCCGTGGGTTGGCGTTATGTCTGCGTCGCCGGGGTATCCGACCCCCTGCTTAACCTTTGACCTGTACCCCGGTTGCGCCGAGTTTGATACATTAGTGTCAGTTGTGTTTCCAGAATAGATAAACTCGCCGACAGACCACTGCGTAATCCCAGATCCAGTTATGCCGTTGGTATTGTCATGCGCATGGATAACATCCGCAATCACGCTCGCACCGATGACGCGCAGACCCTGCGAGCATCCGTATGTTTCAAGCGTCCGCGTGCGGAATCTCTGTGCGCTGTTTAGGAATACGCCATACCCAGTCGGAGATCCGTATGTCAGGATATTTTCGATAGACACATCATTTGGATCAACAAATAGGTTTACTACAGCATTTCCGTGTGAATCTATTCTACCAACGTTTAGCCCGGCTGCACCCGTCGTGATATTGACGCCATAGCCAGTCGTTCCGCCGGACGCCTCGATTTGACCGATGCGCCCAGGGGTTTGCAGGCGGACCTGATCCAAGCCGTTACCGCTTGACATGATATGCTCAAAATCCACCGGTACCGCGCCGATTGTCCGCACGCCGATCTGCGTTGTGCCCGCCACGCTTACGCGGCCAAAACTTGCCCGGTTTGCTTGGTTGGTCACATACACGCCGTCCTTGGCGGCGGCTGCTCCGGCGCCTTTAATTTTAAGGCGATCCACCCGCAAATCACGGTCCCCCGAAAACATGGCCCCGTTGTATGCGCCCATGGTCTGAATATCTAAGTCGGCGATACTTAGGTTTGATGTTTTTACTGTATTTACGCCGCACTGCGTACTACCACGCACCACGGCCTTACCGATCGCGATGTTTGTCGGCCAGTGGTCCGCATCGTCTGTGGTCGATATGTCAACGCCGATTGCATACGCACCTGCAGAGGCGCTATCAATCAATATGTCCGGTAAATACAGGTTTCGTGTCCCGCAGTATAAATGGATACCAAATGATCCGCCGTATGCCGCCTGTCCGGGGTATTTTACCGAGTCCACCTCAGTGACGTGCATGCGGTCAATATGCACCCCATCACAGTAGTATGTACCGAGACGCACGGAAGACGCCATTGACCCCATGCAGTAGGTATCTTTGACTAGCGAGATTGGCCCATTGGCAGTCCCGCCAATATCCGGGCCGATGCCAACTGCTAAGTGAATTGTGCCGTCAATGACGGCGCGCTCGTCAAAATAGAAAGTGCGGCCGCTCTGCCCGTTAGCGAGGGTTGCATTGTAAATTCCGGGGCGGAAGCGTATTTTTTTGTACCCGCTCGCCATCAGTGCGTCCATAGCCGCCTGCGTCGGCGCTCCGTCATTTTTGACGCCGAAATAAATAGCATCAACCTCCCCCGAAAGCACGGGGACAATTATTGATAAATTGCTAAACGGCGAGGTTGTGATAGCTGTTTTTACACGGTCTGATGTCACTACACCCTCTGACACCGCGGATTGAATTTCCGGCATCGTCGCCATCTGCAGCAGCGAGCGCCCGGCCGCCCCGGCATCGCCGATCTGCGCAACGGTGTGCGTGTGCGTCGATGGCGCCTTGCCTGCCAGTCCAGCGGTCAGCTCCGCATCCGTGGCGAAGGAATTCAGGTCAACCGTGGCATCCGGGCCACCTTCATCCTGCGTCAGCTTCAGCACGCCCGCCGTCAGCGTCATTCCCGTGGCACTCACATCGACCAGCGCGCTGGCCGGGATCTGCGACGCCTTCAGCTTGCCGGTCGAGTCGAGTTCAGCGACGCCCGATGCGACACCCAGCAGCGAGGAGTCCACCTTGCCGGCCATCAGCGCAGACAGCCCGGTCACGT